TAGCATTGATTAGGTAACTGGAAAATAATAAATTAAAATGATTAGTAAACTGTGTAATATTTGCATAGTTGATGAAACAAAATTTAAAGTGACGGGTTATATGACAATAGCAGTCTTGTTATTAATTCTAGTAATACAAATTTATAATGTATCTCTTAATTTAAAAATAAAAAAACATTTACAACAGTTTAAAGAAAAAGAAAATGTAATAGATCAGCCCGAAATAACAAGAAAAAGAAGAAAAGTTCTCGATGTGAATTTCCAAAACTTCAAAGAAAATGAACTGAAAAGATAAGAAACGTGACTACAGAATATATAATAAAGAAAAGAAAAATAATATTGTAACCTTAAAGAAATAGATGAGAAAAAGAAATATATTACAACAATTATAATGTATACCCTCAATTAAATAAAAAAAGAAATTGTTAATTATATCCTGTAAGCTAAATAGAAATAAGAATCCCCGAAATTAGATGAGAAAAGAAAGTATATTTTCAAACCGATGCAAACCGAAAAAAGAAAAATAAATCCGAGAAGTTTAGCGAATTTAAAGAGAGATGCAGGGCCGGGGCGTCCGAAAGGCTCGCTGTCGGGACGATCAAAAGTGTTACAAACATTAGATTCGATACTCGCAGAGCACAAAACGAAAGAAAAGATAATAAAATTTTATCTTTCCAAGCTCGATGATGACCCAGGCAGTTTCTTAAAAGATCATGTTTACCCATTTATACCGAAAGACGTCAACTTAAATTTGCCTGATACAGACATAACAGTTGTAATAAGACATAGAGCACAGCAATTAGTTGAAGAAATCAGAGAAGATGTAAAAATAGACGTAAGTCAACTAAAATAGCCTAATTTGTCAAAAAATATGGCTATTGTTTTTTAAGCACTTAATAACGCGGTTCTCCAGTGTGGATACAAAGAAATCAGGAATCACTTACAGCGATTTTTCTTATAACAGTATGGTTTTTAATGTTTAAGCTTGAACATCAGCCAGCGGAGTACATCAATTATTTTCTCGTAAAAGGTGAACACAATAAAGCGCAAGAGTTTGCCGAGAGTGTTGTAGCAGCCCCTTTGATGTATTTCGTCCCGAACGGCGCACAGGAAAAATTTATACAGACCTTCGCACAATGCACACAAGACACAAAGATTCCCGTTATTTTAGCTACCTACGCCAACGGTGTAGGTAAATCGACTATTACTGTAGTAACATTGTTAAATATCATTTTCCACGCCCAGAGCGGCTGGTTCGACTATCCCATATTCCATCGGTGGAAACTTCCCCGACTGTGCTGGTACTGCTCGACAGCGGATGCCATAAACGAAACAATCTTTCCTTTAATACAACAATATGCTTCAAAAGAATTCACTCCCGAATTCGCTTACTCGGAGAGCAAAGAAGGTAAGCGTATAGTGTCAAAAGTGCACTTTCCTCGACATAATTGGACAATAGTTTTCAAAACTTATGAACAGAAAGACCAGACTTTCGAATCTGCCAACGTAGGCTTAATCATCAATGACGAACCTGCACCCGAAATGGTATGGAAAGCTGAAAAATCAAGGCGGAGAATGGGTTGTATTACCCTGCTACCGATGACACCACTCAATTGCGAACCTTACATTTTAGACGAAATCAAGCGAGCCAGCGATGACAATCGGCCTGGCTACTATCATCTTAAAGCAAGCGTGTACGATGCCTGCAAGCAACGCGGCATACGTGGACATTTAGACCCGAGAATAATTGATGACATGGTGGCGGACTACGATGATGACGAGCGAGATGCGAGAGCGTATGGGGAGTTTATGTATTTCTCTCGATCTGTGTACGGCGACCTGCTCAAAAAAGATTTACACTTCATTGATCCAAGCGATTACCCGATTCCACAGTATAGCAAGATAGTCCAAGCAGTTGATCCGCATGATTCACGACCTTCCGCATGTTTGTACGCAGCGAAAGTGCCGGGAAAGATACAAAGATACATTATTTTCCAAGAGACTCCGCAGGAACAGAATGCTGCATTCTGGGACATGAAGCGTTCGAACGAGATAGTGGATGAAGTGCAGACGTGGGACAAGATAGAAAAGACTTATTATAAACCCGCTGTGCGCATCCTTGACCGCCACTTTGGTTGGCAAACAAGGGGACAGAAGACCTTTGCTCAACTCTATCTCGCCGCGGGGCGTCAAATAGGGTCAAATTTCACGTTTATTAGTTCATACGCAGCCAATTCAGACGAGAGTGAGCTGGCGTTTGGACATAAACAAGTCAGAAAGCTGCTACAGAATCAAGAGGATGGCAAGCCGGGAATACTAATTTACAGCAACTGTTATCACCTGTGGAACGGACTTACTCATTATGTTCGAAAGCGGCTAAAAGGTGTAGCCAGCGATGACAAGATCGGTGTCGATGCGGGGATAGTAGAGAAATATAAGGACTTCCCGGACTGTTTAAGATACCTTGTTTGTCATGATGTTGTTGTGAGAGCACCAGAACGAGTAAAGAGTACGGCAGGCGAATTGCGAAGGTTAGCCTCGCAGGGTATAAGATTAAGGGGGGAATTTGCCAGATGACTACTAAAAAGACCGTTTGGTATAAGATAGAAGATCGAAAACCTACTGTGGGGAAAGTAGTTTTCATTTCGGATGGTAAGAAAATTGCAGTATCGAGCTATAGGGCGGAAGATGACTATTGGCTAAATGAAGGTTCTGGTGGGGGGGAATGGGGGGGGGACTTTGAGCCTACACACTGGGCCGATATTACTATTGAACTACCTAATATTAAAGCAGGATAATAATGAAAAAAAATACCGATACAGAATTAAAGCGGATGGGCTTAAGGCGTGATCCTGGATTATACGCTTATGTGATTAGTGCATACGAACGCAGCCGGAAATACATGGAAGAGCGTGGTATATTTGACCGTATTTCACGATGCAAAAAAATGTACGAAAACGACCCCTGGACAGCACAAGGTGTTCACCGTGATGGTGATCTAAGCGAAGTCAAAATTGCTATAGCCTACGACATTATCGAGACAGGTTTACCAATCGCAACAGGGCGGATGCCGGTTCCGGATGTTGATCCCTGCATAGATGGGCGTAATCAAGAGTATATGCAAATCAAGACAATGTTTGACAATGCTACTAATGAATTGGAAATGCAAGCAGCTAACGAAGCGATGGAGGCATTACAGACAAAGCTCAATGACTATGCCGAAAAGCTACAAAGACAGCTTATAGATACATTCAAGAGCGGTAGTTTATTTGCGAAATTGCGGATTGGTTACAGGGAAAAGGGCATCGCTGGCACGTTTATAATGAAGTCAGTATTCGATCCAGAACGAAAAACTATCATAAATGAGCCTGTTGACTACACAACTATCTTTCCAAGTCCAAACTGTGATAGTATTGAAGCGCATAGCGAGTCAGGTGAACCGTTCTGTTATGCTCCGATAGTTAGTTCAAAGAAGATTAAAAAACAATATAAGATTGACGAACTTGAGTATAATGCTCTTGGTGATCTTGATGATACCAAGAAGTTCAGATTTCGATCAGAAATAGGTTTTGCCGCCAAGACGCAAGCGGTCATAAAGCAAATATTAGGTGCAACAACAAAGGACAAGGATGGTTATTGTCTTTTAATTGAATGTTACATGCCTGATGATAATAGTGAGATAGAATTTCAAGACAATCTTTATAATGAAGATGGTCAGAAAGTTTATGAAGATGACGGTATAACTCCCAAGAATGAGACAAAAAAGCGTAAGCAGTTTCCTAGCGGATTCAAACGGGTAACGGTGGTCAAGGGGCACAAAGACTGGATTTTAGATGAAGTGGACAATCCGTATGGTTATCCACCATTTCTAATGTCGAAGAATGCCGAACAACTGGGTGACTTCTGGGGCATCTCTGACATTCAGGTCGTTGAAGATTTGATCATACGATTAAACATATCCTCATCAAACGTGCATGACAACCTACGGTTGACAGGTAACCCAAAGCTAATAAAGATAATCGGGTCTCAATCGGTAAATAAGGACGGATCGATTCAGGAGGTAACAAACGAGATTGGTGGAATAATGGAAACCACACAACCACGCGGTGTATATTATCTTTCCCCGCCATCGCTGGGAGTCGATGTCAAGTGGTGGATGGATTTCTTAAAGAGCTGGATAGACAGAATAACCCACTTAAGCGATGCGTTAAGGGGATTCAATGAATTCAGTAACGACTCCGGAAGAAAGATACAAGAATTGCGGGTAGCAGCCGCCAACACATTCAAACCCAAGCTGGACGAGCAAGTAGAGTTTTGTCATAGACTGTATCAACATTGGGCATGGATATATCAAAATTTATATCCCGAAGTAATACTTCAAAAGTTAGAGGACGAAGCTGGCAAGGCACAATTTGTAGAATTTCAACCACAGGAAGGGCAGCAATATCTTGTCAAAATCGGGGTAGCTGCCACCAGTTTGTTGCCAGTGGACGTATTAGCAAATCAAGAGCTGGCGTTAGTGTTATTTGACAGAAAGATCACTCGCCCAGATGGAACACAAAGAGGCTTAATCAGTCCTGAGCATTTACTTGACATCTGCGGGGAGGCTGGCTTTGAAGATGTTCAAAGGGCAAAAATGTACAATGCCATTGAGCAGGAAAAAGACGACCAGATGAAACAGAAGTTAGCAGTTTACGAACAATTCAAAACGATGGCAGGACAGGCGGCGCAGATAACCGAAAACGGGCAGGCGGGGCAGGAAGAAGACCAAGCAGTGGAGCAGTTAATCCAAATGGTGCAGCAGGTACCAGAGATAATCGGCACCAATGAGTTCATTGCGTTGCCTGACAGGCTAAAGTTAGCTATTTTAGCAGCAGTGGCGCAAATAGGAAGAGAAGGGGGAGAAGGGGGAGGAAATGAACAACAAAACCTTAACCAGTAAAAGTAGCTTAAAAGATGTCATCGAATATGTTTCTTATTATGTTAATCTTAAGCATACCGGGAACATTAGAATCGAATTTTCGTTACTAAATGGTGGGATCACAAGAATAAAGGGAAGCGTTGACTCCACCTTGTTTCCAGCCAAGGAGAATTAGATGTTTTTTGATTACAAATGTGAAAGCTGCAACAAAACAATAGAGTTGCAATTAAGTCCAAATGGACATATTCCAGAAAGAATAAAGTGTAAGTGTGGTGGAAACTCACGGCGGATTTACGGTGGTCATCAGATAAGCATGGACACATGGCGGACTAAAATCCGGGAGTACAACGATCTTCCCGAACATGCAAAAGAGAAAAATGGTATAATAAAGAAGCATATTTAATACATAAAAAAGATTAAGAGATTAAGTACTCAATACAGGCAACTTAGATTTAATTCGCTTGCGAAAACTAAATTCAAAGCCACTGAAACATCTTCTACAGATGGGTTAGTGGTTTTTTTACTTTAACCACTAACCAATGAGGCAGACAATGGATAATACATCAGAGACAGGGAAATCGGTAGCAACGGGCACCGAGGTAACTATCAACAAAATGTGGAGCGTAATGTCAATACAGCGATTTGGCACAACAACAGTAATAACACAGGCATCCAACGCAGGCATTCACTCGCTTGTCAGAACAATAACACAAGATGCCGGGAAGGTTATTCATACCTCAATGACCGTTGTCCCGAATTTCAACACAAAAGAAATAAAGACCACAGACGGAAACTTGAAAGTAGTATTCACGAGGGGGTCATAAATGAGTTACGAGTTAAAGCAAGACACATTAGACAAATTGGGTTTAAACAAAGACTTAACAGATAAAACGATAAAGGTTCCTGAAGAAATTACTAAGGAACCTGTTGGCATAGATGAACATGGTAACGACATTCTTCGGACTTATTCTGATGCTGAAATAGGAATTAATATTGGCAATGACTTTCTCAAGTCAAAAGAAGAGACCACTGAAAAGCCAGCCGGGAAGAAACCAGAACCTGAGAAAGAGCCTCTTAAAAAAGAGCACCTCGAAGAACAGGCAGCAGAAGAAAAGAAATCCGCTGAAGTAGAACCGACCTTTAATGATCAAGTCATCGAGAGACTTAAAAAGTTTGAAGATGCAGAATCACAAGATCAATTATTAAAATCTCTTGATAATTATGACAAATTCAATGCACTAAATATTCAAAAGTCTCAAGCGATAGCAGAAGAACGCAAGAAACTTGAGGCATTAGTGGCTGAACTTGGAATCAAAGATTACCAGGAGATTGTTGACGAGATTCTGAAGTTAGATGACTTGAAAGACTTTCTTGAAAGTGCCGATGATTGGTATTCAGAGAAGGAAAGCAATCCATTTCGCAAACTAGTCGAACACTGGAGAGCCAATAACGACAAGATTCTGAAACAGCACGAAATAAAGTCAGTCTTTGAAGAAGAGCGCACAGCTTTAGAGTTAGAGAAAGAAGTATTCGAGGTTCAGAAGCTCGATGGGCGATATACAGACACAGACGCATTGATCTCGCTGGGAGACCTGGCGGACAAACACAATGTTGACTTAAAAACCGCTCATAAGATATGGTTAGCCGACAATCGCGAAACGGAAGTCTCTGGTCTCAATGATAGAATCAAATCGTTAGAGAAAGACAAAACAGCACTGAAGAAGGAATTAAAAACCCGTAATGAGGAACTAACAGAGTTGAAGGGTAAAGTGCCAGCGGCGTCGCCAGGTGTAGTCGAACCCACCGGGGCAGAATCTTTTGATTATTCTACTCCAAGCAGTGGATTTGATGAAACCGAACAGCGTTTATATAAAAAGTTAGGCGTACATACTGCTTAACGGTAATTCACAAGTAAAATAGGAGATTTATAATATGTCCAGAAATATAACTATGGTCTTAAACGACCTTAATATTGCGACAAGGGATTTTATCATGGATGTCATATCTGCCATTAACAATGACAACTATTTTAGTTCCCGTATGTTGCAAAAGAGCAAGCCATTCCCTGGCGGAGACAAGGCACAGATTGATTTACGTTATGGCCGGGAAAACGTTCAAACGATGGACGAATACGGCGAATATACTTTTCAGCCTGTTGATATGTTGGATCGTGCCCAGTACGAAATCAAGCATGTGCATGGTGATATGACGATTTCACAAAAACGTCTGGAAGTCCAGAATATAGGCAAAGCTGCTGATATTAGTCTTGCCAGAAATAAAAGCGAAAACATGAGCGAAACGATGAAATATGAGTTTAGTTCATTGCTCTATAAAAAAGTGGCGGATCTGGAGGCAACTGATCCAGATTCATTAATAAAAATCGTTGGCACAGCCAATAATATAGTTGGCGGAATCAATGCTGCCACAGAAGACAAGTTTGATTGGAACCCGAAAATCTATGACGTAAGTGCAGCTGTTCCCAGTCCGTCAGATATAATTGACCCAACCTCTGACTACTATTTTGAGAAACTGCTTCGTAAGTTAATTGGACCTCTCACAATAGGTAATGATAAGCCAACCCTGGGTTTAACGACACAGGGAGTATGGGATGCTTACGAGGAGATTCTGCGTGCTGATAAACGTTTGACTAATAACATCATGGAGGCAGACGGAGGCTTCAATGTACTGCGATTCAGACAGATGAAGATTGCAGTTGACAGTCAAATTCCTGGTGGTAAAATGGATGAAGACGCAGCTAATTCTACTGCCTATTTCTTTGCCGTAAATGAAAAGTATATTGGCTATACTCACTCGCCGAATGTAAATTTTAAATGGGTTCCGTGGAAAAAGTTAGAGCGGCAACCGGTCTATGGTTCAGGGTTGGACTGGTTTGGTTGTATCTGGTGTTCAAGACGAGATCGTCAGGGTGCAATCTATGGGCTTCCCACTGATAACCAGATATACGTTTAATTGTAATTAATAACTAAGGAGATAATAATATGTTTGGAATGGGAAAATCAACAGATTTTAGTCGTTGCGGAATCGGCTACAATTCAGGTAGGGACGGTTTCGGTGTAACGGCCTACAACAATACCGGCGGTAAACTCAATCTTGGCGATGTGGTTTCGTTATTTTTCACCGGGACGGAGGGTCAGGAATTAAAGGCTATCATCCCGGTTACCAATGCAGTTCAATGCTGGCAAGGTGTTTGTGATGACGCATTAGGAATCGCTAACGGTAGCATTGGCAAGATACAAGTTTACGGTAAGGCAAAGGCTCGTGTTTTGGGCAGTGCCTCAATAACGGCAGCCGGTAAGTATCTGGAATCAATGAATCGGATTGCCTTTGATGGTATTGCCACCCATCTGACTTTTGTGGCAGGTTCAGGTACAACTCGTGATACCATCACTGACAGCAGTTCTGGTTTAGTCGCCGATGGGTTTCTGGCAGGTATGCGAATCGTTATTGCCGGTGCAACAACTGCGGGCAA